GGATAGCTTTCCCGCTACCATGAGTTTGTGGATTTTGTCCTTATTTTCATGGAAGAACTCGGCTCTTATGTGCCATTTGTCTTCAATAAGGCCAGGAAGTTCATCATAGTCTTCCAGGTCCTTAGCCTTTGCCATTCCGGAAAGCGAGTTTTCTATAAACTCGTATTTTAGAATGTCTTTACAGAGATCTTGGGATCTGACCCATATCTCTTGTATCCATAAAGGAACTGCCTTGGAGGAGTGTTCGGACCATAGCTCTATCAATTTAGAGCTTAGAGCACCGTCACCTCTAGGCTTAACTTCAGAAACGATTTCACTCCAAGATTTTCGTTTCTCCTGAATCTTTTCCTTCACTTCATAGACATCTTTCAAGTCCATGAATCCGGAAAGCGCCCTCGTTAATTCTTTCTGAGGGTCCTTATAGTTTGGAAGGTCAGCAATGAACATCTTCCATTCTTGCGGGAGATCCTCCATATCGTCTACTTCAGTGTAGGCTAGGATCTCTAACATGCGATCTTTGGTATAGATATACCAATTTCTGATGAAGACTTTGTCTTCCTCAGTCGCTTTACTTTTCTCCTGCTTTTGCTTAAGCTCGGAGATGATCACCTTAATCTCTTTATCTAGAGATTGTGCTTGGATCATCCTTGGTCTGTATATCTCAGGCCAGGCATCATAGTTAAAGATGTGGGCGAGGTCAACCTCAAGCCCATCTTTCTTTAATAAGGCAGCAAGATCGTAGAGTAGATCTATGCTCTTTACAGTCCTTAGGGAGTAGTTAACCTTGGTTAAACTCTCCTTAGGAGCCATAACTCTTAGAGTTCCCTGTAGTGTATCTATTACAGGGTTCTCCGTAATTTTGAGAGTACTTTTTGTAATCTCGAACTTTGGAAATGCTCCATAGGTTGCTTTCCATTTCTTTAGCATAGAGTACGTAATGTCTCTATCTCTCTTCTGAACTTGGAGGGTTAGGATTTCTTCCTCCTGCTCTTCCACTAAGGTAGAAACCTTTAGTGGTAGGCCGTTATTAATTTTTTCGATAGCTTCATCGAACTTATTAATAATATCCTCCTTAATTCTCAGGAGGGCAAGATCTAATCTTGTCTTTGACTCAGATGAGTCAATCTCTTTTCTTAGCTGCTTTCTTGCAGCTATTAATAAATCTAGATCTTCGGATCTAGTCTCTATGATTACATCATAGGTGATCTGCTCTTTAGGCAGACGAAATTCCTGAGGCTCCACCTCAGGATCAATTAGAGCCACTATTTGGCTATATAATTGACGTTGCAAAGGAGCAACGATTTCCC